CTACAGAAGCGCCGGGCGGCCTTGTTGTCGGAAGTCGCCACGCTAGGAGCCACTCTAGAGAGGCTGTCCGCCCTCGAGGCAACAGCCGGAGAGGCAACCCAGCTTTTGAAGAAAGTGGCCGAGATCTGTGAGATGTCATCTAAGCAGGTGATGGAGAATATCGTTAACCACGGCCTCCGCGTGATTTTCGACGAGCAAGATACCTTCTCGATCGATATGGAAACCAAGGTTCGGTCTGTATATGCTTACATGCGGCTGGGCAAGGACACTAAGACCGACATCATGGACAGTCGCGGTGGCGGCTACGTGGACATCATCTCCGTGCTGACCATTCTTGTGTTAATCCTTCAGAAGCGGAAGGACATGCAGCGGTTCTTGGTGCTTGATGAGGCCTTCGCCGAAGTTGGCCGGGAGCATCTCGAGAAAGTGGGCGACTTCCTGCACTTCCTGACCGAGAAGCTGGGAATTACCATCTTGCTCATTACGCATTCGGAGGAGTTGCTGGCCTTCGCTAACACGGTATATCAAGTGGAAAAGAAGAACGACGGACCAACCACCATCAAGAAACGAGAAACCCCACGTGAGCACTAAAATTCAAATCCCGGGACAGCAAGCGGCTCCCGCCCCCACCTCCATTCTTCCTCCCATCCCCTCCATGATTGAGCAGGTATGGGCCATCACGCCGAAGATGGCGACGGGCATGAACCAGCTGGCGCATATGGAGCACGTGACCCAGCAGCAGATCGCGCATCTTCAAGTGGCGCACTTGGAGTTTGTCTACATGTTCAAGCACTTGGCTGCGGCCCTCGGTGCGACCATCCCCAATATCATCGAGATCCGAGACGAGATCAAACGGGATCGCGTTAAATTCCTGCAGGAGGTCTTGGCCAGTGAGGGGGTTGATGCTGAGCAGCGTGCCCACATCAACAAGGAGATCGAGGAAATACAGAACTCCATGTCTGACGCTTCAGCGCCCAAGCCGGAGCAGTACAACGAGGCTGATGCCCCAAATGACATTGAGGGCTAGTATGCCCGGTGATGACGGGCTGCGGATGTTTCTGCGGCACAGGCATGTCTTGCATGCGATCCGCCCGGGTTCTGTTGGGCTGATCTCCGATGCTTGTGCTATCTTCGTGGAGGTCTGCAACCACCCAACGCCGGAGTTCGTGGTCGATCTGTTCGCCTCTAAGCCGGGAGATAAGGAACTGTGTTGGGCCGAGGTTAAGCGGAGGCAGATCCACTTGCCCGGGCGGGCGGCTTATGACTTACCTCCGGTGCTGCGCATCAACCTTGCCCTATTTCTACCGATGGTACCAACCGAGGTCGTCTACTCGACGCTGTTGGAGGAGTTAATTCACCTGCACCGTGGGTTCGACCTAATCAATCCGCACGATGCCGTCTTCCTGCGAATGGCTCGGCGCTATCCCTTCTACGATGACTCGGAGTTGTGGAAGAAGTACCACGCCTTCGAAGTTCTTCAGGAGTTGAATGAAAAAGTCCCTAATCTCTAAGCTACAGACCAGCCCCGAGGATTACATCATTGTCAACGGAGAGGCCTTCTCACTTTACCTCTCGGCCGACCTTGAGGGCGTGTTGAAGGATTGCCCAGCAGAAGAACGAGAGTCCTACACATTCCGGATGTTGGATACCGATGAAGTTCGGACGGCGTTTGTTTATGGTGTTGGCAAGATCAGCAAGGCGCATCGGGGGCGCTTCCCCGATACGGCCACCTTCCTCGGCTCTACGCCCCCGACGCCCAAGCACGGCGAGAAGACGCCGCAGTTTGTCAAGAAAAGCGATGCCCGTAAGCGGTGTAAGTGTGATCACGCCATGGACATGGACACCTTCTATCGGACGTGGAAGGATCGGGTTCGTGCTGCCATCAAGAACTTCGGGGTGCGGGACTCAAGCCTAATAGACGATTTAGAGCAGAACGTCTACGTTCGTATGATCAAGTTCCGCGTTATCGAGGAGTGTATATGCGCTTTACCCAGTCCGGTGGGCGCTTCTTTCACCACCCACGTGTTTGGAGTCATCCGCACCGTCTGCCTCAACCATCTTCGCGATAACGGCCGCACCAAGGAATGTTCGAGGTGCGCCATCCATGGGGGGTGTCTGACGCCCGGCTTCTGTGAGAAATGTAAGTCTTGTAGCCCGGCACGGCCCAATTCCATGTGTCGAGTATGTAAGGCGTGCAATCACTGCCCCGATTGCGTGGGCCATAAGCCCGCCAAGGCTCCGGCGTGTTTGACGTGTGACGACTCTTACCAGTTCACTCTGTGTAAGCAGTGCAAGAACCGGAAGGTGTGCGTCGACTGTAGGGTCTGTCGGGCTTGTCGCGACGAGAGGGAGCGCCCGGTCCGCAATGTTCTGTCACAAGCCGAGCCCCTGTTCTTCACAGGCAACGACGGCGAGGAGTTCCTGCACCCCGAGGTCAGTAAGCTTTGCGATAATGGTGATGTGGTGTCTTCGCCCCTTGAGCGGTTCCTTACGCTCCTGCAGGCAGAGCTAGAGCAAACCAAGCCATGGCGAGACCATAGAGGCACCATCAAAAGCTTGACGGCGGTGAACGCCCTGTTCTATCTGGGGTACGAATCGAAGGAGATTGCTGCGAGATTTCAATCCTCGCGCGGGGCTGTGGCTATTTGGCGGGCTCGCATTAAGAGGCTTGCTGAACAGGTGTGTGCAAAGCACAACATCGACTTAGAAAGTCTGTACTACAGCACCCCCGGGCAGTGGGAGTCTCGACGCACTCTCGAGCGGCTACATGAGATTGAGGATCTGTCTCGTGGCCGATGAGTTAGACGAAGAATGGGCCAAGCGTATGGCCGAGCGGATGTTAGAATCCGGCGAGCCGCTTTGGCTGGTGGGCAAGGCCCACTGCATTGCGTGCGATTTTGTGGCGATTTTGGTTTGCCCAAGTCCGATTGCCCTTGAGCCGAACGCCGAATGCTCTAATTGCCACAAGATGCTGATGGTATTTGATAGGGCCGAGGAGATGAAGCTGATGGTCGCTAAGGAAGAGCAGAAGGGCCGCGATGCAGAATCGTGACTTGTACTTCATGGGGATTGCGGTGGCGGTTGGGACCAAGGCTAATTGTCTGGGCCGCCGCGTCGGGGCCGTTATCGTGGTTGGCAATCGCGTGGTCTCGACTGGATACAATGGCACACCTTCGAACATGACCAACTGCCTTGACGGTGGTTGCGATCGGTGCGCAGATAGCGTGAAGTACCTATCCGGTACGAATTACGACATTTGTGTTTGTGTGCACGCCGAGCAGAACGCCCTCCTATCTGCGGCTCGGTTTGGTATTGCCGTCGAGGGTGGCGAGATGTTCTGTACGATGCGCCCCTGCTTTGGCTGCACGAAGGAGCTGATACAAGCCGGAATCGTCAAGGTGTATTACCGTGACGGCTGGACCTACCCGGACCCGTCTCTACAAGCGGCGTACGAGAAGCTCCAAAATCGCATCCCGAATGGGGTGGCCTCCGTCACGCTTGTGGGCTGAAAGGACTTAACCATGGTGATGTTCTCGGTTGCACTGACCAAGACGCTTCAGTACGAGGGCGGCTACTCGAACCACCCCAACGACAAGGGCGGCGAAACCTACAAGGGCATCTCGCGCGTTCACTTTCCGGAGTGGTCGGGGTGGGCGTACCTTGACCGGGCGGCAACGAAGGGTGATGTTGATTGGATCCAAGTAGGAATCGACTTGCGCTTTCATGTTGAGTCCTTCTACAAGGTGATCTGGGATTTGATGAGTCTCGATGAGATAGACCACCAGCCGCTTGCCGACGAGTTGTTCGATATCGCGGTTAATATGGGCAACGGAAGGGCCATTAAGTTCTTGCAGGAGGCCCTGAATGTGTTGAACCGTAACCAGACCCTCTACCCCGACCTGAAGGTGGACGGGCTCTTTGGACCTGTTACCCGCGCCCAGCTCCTTGAGCGGAAAGAGGACTACGAGCTGATCGAGAAGGTGGTTGTCGTGCTGCGCGGCGCGTTCTACCTCGATATCATGCGGGCCAACCCAACCCAAGAGGCCTTCGCCCGAGGCTGGCTGAAGAGAATTCAAATTGGCTAAGGCGGCGCCCGGGGGCGCCTTTTGTTGCCACAAGGGGCGGCCAAAAAGCCGCGACGTCGCGCGCGCCGGTCTGAAAGGGCACCGAGATGCCGCCTAAAGACGGTACCGTCGGCGTTGTAATGGCCAGCATGGGGCGGGCGGCCCTTCTTCGGGCTACTCTGACCTCCCTCTTTGATTCGGAGTTTGCGGGTCCGCTGGTGGTGGTCGAGCAGGGGGTTCGAACCTCCACCGCCCGAAAGTACCTTGAGACCCTCCCGTTGACCGCCATCCTCCTCGATGACAACTACGGTAAGGGCTACGCGTGGAACGTGGGCCTATCTTTCCTGACTGAGGCTTGCTATGTGGTTCCTGCTGGTTGTCCGCCCGATTACGTCTTGCTGTGCGATGACGATCTCACCTTCTCGCATGAGTGGGAGTCCACCATGGTCGCCACTCTCGAGCGATTCTACCCGACCGGTTTAAGAGCTCTATCGGGATTTAGGCACTCCTCGCAAGAGGAGGCCCGGGTGTTTGATGCGGGCCCGCTTCAGGTGGTCGAGGGCGGGGTTCGACCCTTCGTGCCGGGGTGCTGCCTTCTGATGCGGTTCGATGATGCTATGCGATTCGGCCATCCCTTCCCAACCGATAGACTTATAGGCGACGTCGAGGGTGCCGTCATGCGCCGCATCCACCATGAGGGGTTCTGGTGCGCCTCGACCACCACCAGTCTCATCGATCACGCCGGGTCCAAGCAGCGCTCTTGGCACCCGGGGACTAAACGCCCACGGCGGCTGATTGTTGATAAGCCGGACGAGGGCTTGTGAACCGAGTCGCGCTACCACACGCACGGGAATTCCCGGCCATGAACCAATCTCAGAGAATTAATCTCGAGATGCGCAGGCTTTTGGACCAGCAGCAGGAGGGGCAATCTAAGCCATGCCCACATTGCCGGACCCGAAAGCCCCTCTCGGCCTTCGGCATGGACGCCCGCTATAAGGATCAGCGCAATTCGGTATGCTTAGAGTGCAGAGCGGAGAATGCCCGCATCTACCGGCAAGGGGCTGTTGCTAAGGAAAAGGCCCGACGACGGGCCAAGAAGTGGCGCTTGCAGCGGAAGCTTGCCCTGATTCGGGCCCTTGGGGCCGTCCAGAAGCCGCCCAGTTAAGCGTTTGGCCCAGAGGGGTGTACGTGTGCCAACAAGGAGAAAGAACTAATGTCCAAATACGTGAAGATGATCGCCCTGTTTGTGCTGATTTTGGTCCTCTTGCTGCTTATCAGCGCCGGACCGACCGGCTGTTCGAACTCCGTGAGCCCTGTAGACCACCACAGGTCGATGACCGAGCCGACCACCTCGGCCGCACCACCTCCTGAGGCAGAACCATGCAATTGGCGGTTGGTTGGCAATACGGCCCACCAGATTCAGTATTTCACGACCACCGAGCTTTCGCCCTGTGATCAGCCACAAGTGGTGAATATGCGACACCACCCCACCGACCCTTGCCTCGTTGGCGTGTGGCTGGCGCCGGGCACCAATCTGACACTCGACCTGACCCCGGGGTACCCGCTCGGCGAGAACTGTAACCTGCCAATCGTAGTCGCGCAGTGAATTTCAACGACTACCAGCAGAAAGCCCGCCGGTTCAAGATCTACCCGCGCCATCGGTTTTGCGACTACTGCCACTGTAAGCATGCCGATCCGCTTGGGGCTCTTGAGTATACGGTCCTCGGTCTAACCAACGAGGCTGGCGAGGTTGCTGGTAAGGTCAAGAAGATCGCGCGCGACCAAGGTGGGGAGATTACCGAGGAGAACCGCAAGGCCATTCTCAAGGAGTTGGGAGACGCCTTGTGGTATCTCTCGGCCACTTGCGACGAAATAGGCGCCAAGCTATCGGACGTCGCCGCCGCCAACATCAAGAAGCTCGACGAACGCGCCAAGAAGGACACCCTTCATGGTGATGGAGATAACCGCTAATGTGCTTCGTCTGCACTGAAGTCGTAGTCGCTGGAGTGGCGGTGTGCGCTGTGGCCGCCCCCATAATCAAGGCCCGAATCGGAAGAAGGCCCTAAATGCCTCACGTTAGCCACAATCACGAGGCATGGGCCCTGCGCCTGCTATCACAGATCATAGCCCTCGACAAGCTCAACCGCGACGCCCTGCCCGGATCGGTCGTCAAGCACGCTAAAGCGGCCATAAAGATCCTCCAGAAGCGCCAGAAGAAGGGTCGCGATTCGAAGCGCGTCTCGCCATGGCCTACCAGTCTGTGATCCCGACCGAGTTCACCGGCATCATCTGCCGAGAGTGCCATGAGATCGTATGGTCGAGGCATCGGCACGATTTTCGCCACTGTCCGTGCGGCAAGTCCTTCGTTGACGGTGGCCGCGACTATACCAGATATGGCGGCGAATTGATGCCGCGCCTAGTAACCATCAAAGTTGAGGAGACGACATGATCAAAGACTGGCTTGCGGCCACCGTTGCCGCCATGCTGCCCCGTCGAGTGGTATACTTCGCCGCAATTCGGCTTGGTGCGGCCGTGACGACCGGCAAGTACGCGAAAACCGTAGTTCCTGAACTCACCTTCATCGACGCCCTCAAGCGTTGGGACCCGAGGTACTAGATGCGATATTTGGGCGGAAAGATGCGACAGGGCGGCCGAATCGCCGACTATATCATTGCCAACTGGGACCCCGAATGCAAGCTCTACGTTGAGCCGTTCTGCGGCGCCTTGGGAGCCGCCATGAAGGTGATCCCCCAACTGCCCAAGGACGTCCGCATTGTTCTATCCGACCTCCACCCGGCGTTGATGACGACATGGATGGCGTCACTCGACGGGTGGGTTCCTCCTGACACCGTATCTGAGGCCGATTTCAAGCAATACAAGGCCATACGCGACCCGAACGACCCAATGACGGCCTACGTCGGCTTCGGAATGGCTTTCGCGGCTTCGTGGTTCGGTGGTTATGCTCGTAGCAAGAAGGGCGACATGAGCGCCTCGCTCAAGCGCATGTGGACCAAGAAGGTAGACATCCTCAAGGCCCACCGTGACCAAATCACCCTCGTCTGTGTCGACTACCTCACCTACGAGAACTATACGGGCGCCACTTTCTACCTCGATCCGCCCTATGCCGGTCGTTCAGCACCCGGACCCAAGGGCAAGTTCGACAGCCAAGCGTACTGGGCCTTTGCCGAACATCTCACCAAGGCCAACCACGTCACCGCCTCAGAGTTCATCGCACCCCCCAACTGGAAGCCGGTAGTTCAGTTCGGAGATACCATCGCGGTCGCCCACAAGCAGGAGACCGCATGTAACGAGTGCCTATTCGCCTATGAACCCGGCTGGCAAAACGTCGGCAATCTCGCGGAAGTGCCGACCCACCCCGACAGCTTTCCCGGTTCGGACGAAGGATCGCAGTACGACTACAGTGGCCGATAACTCACTTAGCCGTTGCCGATGGGAGCTAGACAACGACGGCATCTACCAGACCGCATGCGGGGACGCCTTCTTGGATCAGTATCCGCCCGTTAGATGCCCAGCTTGTGGCAAGCCGACCTTCGAGAAGTGATCGAACGACATGAGCGCCACGCAGGCCATTTGCACCGCCATCGTAATCTTAGTTGCGCTTGTGCTTGGCGGGGTCTTCTCATGCTGTGGTGACGACTGTCCCATCTGCCACCCAAGACGCAAAGAGTAGCCCCTGACGCCCCTCTAAAGCCGCTTCAGACCCGGTTCAGGGCCCCCCAAGACCGCCTAAACCGCCCTTCGTAGTACCGTCGTAGGCCCCCGACACACATCCGGGCCGTGTACAAGTCGCTAGTGAACAACCCGGAGGGGTACCACGATGCGACTCACAAAAGCCCACATAGACCACATCATAACGGCCTTAGCAAGCTTCGAAAGGCCGAAGGACATCTACGGTTACCTAACCTCGCCCCAGTGGACAGAGGACTCAGGTAAGCCTCCGCTTTCCGTTTCATACCAGTCCTTCAGAACCTCTTGTGGCCTCTACATGAAGAACACCGGGCCCGAGGGATGGCCAGCCCGTATTCTCGAGGAACGTAGGCGCGCGGCCGAAGACATCTTGAACCGGGTCCAGTTCGCCAGCCTCTTTCAGCGGGTCAAGAAGCTTAGCGAAATTGCCACTTCCCCCTCAATCAAGACGGCCCTTAAGGTTCACGCACTCCGGGCCATCCACGACATGATGAGCGAGCGGGAGCGCAATGCGGCCGTCCAGCAGTCCGGCTCGGTTCGGACCCTAACCATCCAGTCTACGCCCGAACGCCTCGAAGCCGCACGCGGGTTCTTGAACTAGATGTCGCAACCGGAGGTGCTCGACGACGCACAGGTCGCATCGGAGCTATGGGAGAAGTACCCCAAGCTCTTCTATGCTCACTTCTACCACCTAAGCACTCGACACGCACCACTTCAGTTTGATAACCGCCTGTGGATGGTCGACATCCTCAAGGATAACAACCCCAATCAAGTTTGGATGAAGGCATCGCAGATAGGCATGTCTACCTTGGCCTTTGCCTCGATGTTCAGCTTTGCTAAGCGAGGTTTGCGCGGAATCTACCTACTGCCCGACGTGACTCTGATGCGCTACTTCATCCGTGACCGCCTAGACGGCCTTGTCGCCCGGGTACCCGAGTATCGGTCGGCGGTAGGAGAGATGCAGCAATCCAAGAAGGCAGCCGACTCGTCCGCCTTGAAGTCGATCTATGGTACCGGGTGGATGTTCGGCGGCGCAACAACCGAGAAGACCTTCTTCGTCAACGCTACCGACGTGGTGTTCATCGACGAGTACGACCTCTGCTTGGCCGGTGGTAACCTCGACCTCGCCTATACCCGCCAAGGCGCCTCAGACAACCCGCACACAATTCGCCTTGGAAATCCAACCCACCCGGGTATGGGGCTACACAAGATCTTCGAGGAAGAGACGACCCGCAACAAATGGCACGTTCGTTGTCAATGTGGCCACCCCCAAGAGCTCGACTGGCTCATCCACTTCGTCCACCTCGAGAACGACCAGTGGGTACTGAACCACCCATCGGGTCAGCCGGTCTGCATCAAGTGTGGAGACCCATTCGATAGGTTAGGCGCAGGGACGTGGGTGGCCGAGAACCCCGAGAGCACGACATCGGGGTACCACATCCCCAAGCTCTTCGCCGCCCCACAGGAACGCACCATCCACGAGATGCTCGACCGGTGGATCAAGGCCCAAGGCTCGCCCCACAAGCTGGCGATCTTCTACCGGTTCGATCTCGGGCTGCCCTACGTCGAGGCCACCGCCAAGATTGGAATCTCTGACATCCTGAAGGCCGCCACTCCGAAGGTCGTCTACTACCCGACGGTAGAGCAAGCCAAGGGCACCCGGTTCGAGTATCCCGTCGTCATTGGGGTTGACCAGCCCGGTTATATGGCCATAGAGCAGATCCGAGATGGTCAACGCCAGCTGATCCACGCCAGCAAGTTCAGCCGGTGGGCCGACCTCGAGGAGGCCATGGCCGTGTTCAATGCCGCAGTAGTCGTGATCGACGAAGGCGGCGGCGATTGGCTAGCGGGTGAGGGCGCCCAAGCCTTGCGTAAGCGCCACCCCAATCGGGTATTCACCTGCAAGTATACCGACCTCGGCAAGGAAGACAATAAGCGCATGTACCACCACGAACCCGGGGGCCGCATCATCGCCAACCGACAAGAGTCTCTTGACTTCACCGCACAGGCCTATCGCAACGGGGGTATAGCACTGCCCACTTTCGTGACCCAGATCTGCAATGGGGAGTTTGTATCCCACCTCCTGTCGTCGGTCCGGGTGATGGTAGACAAAGGTGAGTTCCGGTGGCCCCGATGGAACAAGGGCCCCCACGGCGACGATTACCGCCACGCAGACAACTATGCCCTCATAGCCTCGCTTATCTACAAGAATCGGGGCGCACAGGCGGAACCACACGTACTCACGGCCGCTGAGGTTGCCTTGTTTAACCAAGCGTTCGGCTAACCGGGTGTACAAGGGCGTATCCCCACGAGGCCCGAAATGATCGAGAAAGCAAAGGGTGGGTACAGAATCCGGTCGAAGTCTACCGGCCATCTCTACCCCAAGGTTTATTCCACCAAGGACGACGCCAAAGAACGCGAACGGCAGATGCAGATGTTCAAGCACGTCCGCAAACCCAAGTAGGAGCAACATGGCCAAGCGCAAATCCACAAGGAAGACCCGGTCTCTAGTCCCGCGCAAACGCGCGGCGAAGAGAACCCCCCTACCCGATCCCGAGATCGACGTCTATTTCCTGCCGCCCACGTGGCTTGACCGCGTGAAGTGGTTCTTACTCGACCAGTGGGACAAGGTGCGCGATGCTGTGCGCGCCGTGGCGCTGTGGGTCCGGCTCAAGGCAGAGGCCGTACTGGACTGGCTTAAGGGCAGGTAGATGTCCGACAGCATGTCCGACCACGAGATCCCGCTGTGGGTGGAGCTTGCGGCTTCTAAGGGCGCAGAAAAGGCCCTCGCCGCCCACGCTCCGGTCATGGAGAAGCTAACCGAACGGGTAGAGGACTGTGAGAAGTCCCTTATTCGTTTGGATGCCACGACCCGGACCATCCGGTGGATAGGCGCCGGAATTGTGACAATTGCTGGGCTAATTCTAACCTTCTTCGATAAGCTGCACTGGAAGTAGAGATGGCCGAACCGTTTAGCTTTATGGGCATGCCCTATCCGGCAAAGTTCGAAGCCCGAGACCCCTCCCGATCCCAGCTAGCGTGCGACGCCCTGATGCTCGATATCGAGTACCGGGGTTCGGGCGTTGGGGTTGATGAAGTCAACATCGACGAGCGGGTCCGGTCGTTGGTCAACAAGGAGCGACTGACAATCTACTCGCTCTACCTGTCGGTTGTCCGCAAGATCATCGACGCCGAGTGCAAGACCTATATTCGACCCCCCATTCGCTACTTCCTCATCGACGGTGAGGAGCCGTCCGAAGAGGTGCTCGAGCGCATCGAGGAGATCTACAAGGAGATGGACTTCGACATGTGGATGCTCCAGTACGAGCGACAGGCTGCCTACGAGGGCACCGTGCTTGTGCGACCTACCTACAACCAGTTTACCGGCAAAATGGAGCTGGTCAAGGAGTGTCCGTCATACCGGGGTCTTGATGTAGAGGTGGACATGATGCGCCCCTCTATCGCCGCCAAGGTGATATACAAGTACAAGACTAAGACCCCCGAGGGCAAGGTCGCTTCGGTCGAAGTGGTGTGGGATGAAGAGAATGTGGTGACCACCATCAAGGTCAAGCAGCAGGAGCCGCAGGGGATCACCGAGCCACACGGACACGACCGACTTCCGTGGGCTGTCCTCCGCCTGACGCCCGATTCGAAGCGATTTTGGGGCCCGGTTGACGGGGGCCTGCTGTCGTTCTGCAAGGTGCGATCCCTGCTCGCCTCGCACTCGGTCATGACCACCCAGACCTCCCTATTCGAGTTCCTAGTGCTGGGCGGGTTCTCACACGTTGAGGCTACTTCTATAGCCCAGAAGATCGTGTCGGGGTGTCGCCAGATCAACTACGAGAATCAGCTTGACGACGAAGGCAAGCCCCTACCCAAGGAGATCTCCTACGTCGGCCCATCTCAAACTGAGCCAGCGGTGGTATTCGAGCTTCTGCAAAACATCTACCGCACCATGCTCTCGATGCGGGGCCATGCTCTCAAGAATTTCGAGGGTAACAGTGCACAGGTCCAGACGGCCGAATCCCTACAGAACTCTCAGTCGGGGCTGCTTGATCTCGTACGGTCCCGGCGCCCAATCCTCTCATCCTTTGAGCAGGAACTCTGGGAGCTGATCTGGGTAGAGGCCAACAAGGAAGAGGGTGCGGTTCAGATACCCCCGGGTATCGAGCTAACTATTGACTTCGCCCCGGACGAGACGAACGTCTTTGCCTCAATCCCGGAGAAGATTGCCTACTACGAGTTCATGCTGGCTAATAACCTGATCACGGCCGCTGAGATAGGTCGCCGAGAGAACCCCGACCTCTCCGTAGAAGCGGCGCAGGAGCGCATCGACGAGAACAAGAAGATCAACGACGCGGCCAAGCCCCAAGCCAAAGGGGAAACCCCGGAGGATGAGACGCCCCCGAACGAAACACCAACGCCGCCCCCCGGTCCTCCCAAGCCCCCCAGAGATACCTCCTCAGAGGAAGCATATTAATTCCTAGTGTGTACAAGGTGCTACTAACCGTGAATCGCCCGGATGGGCAGAAAGCAGTAAATAATGGCCGACGAACAGACTCCCGAGCAAAAGGCAGCCGACGCAAAGGCAGCCGAAACCCAATCCGCCGAGGCCAAAGCAGCCGAAGCGAAGGCAGAGGAACAGAAGGCAGCCGATCAGAAGGCAGCCGATGAAGCACGTGTCAAGGAATGGGAAAGCAAGAGCAAGAAGGACATGCTCGATGCTCTGAACGCGGAACGGGACGCCAAGCTCGCCGCCAATGCGGAAGCAAAGGCCCGTCGGATCAAGATCGATGAGATGCAGAAGAAGCTGGAAAAGTATGAGGAGGCCGAGAAGTTGGCTTCCGAGGAAGACATGCGAGCTGTCGAATTGCTCGCCAAGCGTGACGCGGAGATCCTCGACTTGAAGACCAAGTACAGTAACCTCGAGGGTTCGATCGTCCGTGACAGGGTGGTGTCGAAGGTGACTGAAGCGCTGGTTGGCAAGGGCTTCGCCCCGAAGATTGTCAAGATGGCAATCTCGACCGCCCCCAACCTGTCAGAGGATACCGCCGAGAATTTCATCAAGGAATTCGCCGCCGAGTGGAAGGATACCCTCGCTCCGGCGCCTCCTGCCGAGAAGCCGAAGCCCGCGAATCCGTGGGCGCAGGTACAGGCCAAGGCCGACGACGCCCCCGAGGGCACGCCCGGTCGGACTCCGCAGGAGAAGCAGTTCAACGCCCTGTTCCCGGCCAAGCCGGTAGCGGCGTCGAAGTAGATTTCAGATTTGGCGTTTGCCGGAAGGCAAGAATTAACTTCGTTCATTTGCTAGGCCCGAATGGAGATTCGGCCGGGAGCAAGTAGCGATCAACCCGAAGCACTTAACACAAGAGGTTTCACATGGCTTATCCTACAAAGGCACAGTGGGACGCCGCCATCGAGGGTTTGACCGTTTACCCCTCTCTCGGTCAGGCTCTGATGGGTCAGGCGCCGATCGTGATGGCGCTGGGCGTACCGCGTCCGGTTCCGCTTGCGGGACTCCGCATCAACTGGACTGACGGTGCGACGGCCGCTTCACTCGGCACGTCCGCTGGCATTCCCAACTCCGGTGTGGCCGCTCAGGTGGACGATACGTTCACCCTCGGGCTCGGCCAGATCGCATCGCAGGCTTACCGCTCCAAGGCGACGGAAGATGGCTTCCAGTCGGCCCGCTCGAGCGAGGCTGCGGTGGCACAGATCTACCGTACCACGGTGGCCCAGATCGTTGGGTCAGGCGACGGCACGGCGTTCGATATGTGGGGCATTCAGGACTTCGTGGCCAATGCTCCCCTCCAGACCGATCTGGTGGGTGGCGAGGCTGCGGACATTCTGGACGTCCTTGACGGTGTGCTGACCAGTCTGCCCAAGTCGGGTTACAACGTCTGCATCACCGGTGACGCAGGTTACAACTGCGTCAAGCGTGCACTCCGCGCCGCTGCAGGTGGAAACACGGCCGCGATTCTTGCGATGCAGGATTTCGGCTTCTCGACCATCCACAACGACGGCGTGCTGTTCTTCAACGCGGATCAGATCACCGCTGACGCCTCCAACCGCATGGCCTTCAATTTCTACAACATTGGGCCGGAAGGTTGCGAGATGGTGTCGGCTGACGGGGGCCTGTTCTTGGTCGATGGACCGAAGCAGACCGCCGGAAATCTGTCCGAGGTGTGGGACGTAGTGCTGCGCTCGCAGCTGGTGTACGGCTCCAAGCGTGCGGCCTACCGCCTCGTCACCGAGGTCGTGTAGTAGCTCCAGTAACGCGATAATGAAGGGGGCCGAATGGCCCCCTGTCGCGTATCTTATCTAACCTTTCAACTGGAGCAACGACGGTGGCCTGTTCAGGTTCGGACCTAACGCCTATAGCCCTTGTCACCGCCGAAGAACATGCGCTATACAAGGGAATCACGCGGGAACTTTCAGTAGCGGAATGCGCCCGCTTTGAGTTCTTCATTAACCGCGCCTCGCGCGCGATTGAGCTCTACCTCAAGCGCCCCCTCCTTCCAGATAGCACAATCCCGGAGCCAATGTCGCCCAACCCGGGCATTTCCTACGCCCCCTATGCGGACGTAGATGAACTCCCTCTTGATATCAAGGACGCATGCCACCTGCTGGTCGACTGGCGTATGCTTGTGGCTTCGAACATCGGGGTCGCTTCTTGGGCCGATGGAGACAAGCAGCGGTCACTAAATCTCGCCGAGCCAGCCAAAATCAAAGAAATGCTCGAGCCCTACCGCTATTTTGGCAGCCCCCTTGACCTCATGCCCGACGTGGGAGCGTTCCTATCGCAGCCGGGATTTCTAGGGTGGACGTTCTAGTGTTCCTCCAGATCAAGGTTCCCAAGACCACGCCCCCGCAGCTGGCCAACATTCAGAAGAATTTCAAGAAGTACGTCTTCGATGGGATGGAAGAGGCGGCGGTCAAGCTCGAAGATCTCATCTCCTTCAACGCCATGGGGCGGGTGATCGGCCCAATAACCGGGCGCCTTGGTCGCTCGATCAAAAGCTCGGTCACCGAGAAGGGCTTAATTACGACCCTGACCGTAGAATCGAACATGCCCTACGCCCGTATTCAGGATCTGGGTGGTCTGACAGGCAGGGGTCATCGCACACGCATTCGGCCCAGCCGCTACTTCAGCAAGGAATTCGACAATGACTTCGTGCTGAGGATTCTTGAGCGGAAATTGGGAGAGCTATTCCGATGAGGTATATTAAGCTAAACGACGCGGCGCTGGCGAAGTACAAGAGCATGTCGAACCGCAACCCCCTCTGCCGGAAGTTCATCGAGGTTGCCCTGCGCCCCCTGTTCGGGCTGAAGCGTTTACAGGCCTTCGAGCAGCTTCGGCGGGGCCGCACGATGCGGGCGCCCGACTGCGTCTGGACCGACACCATGGCCTACTACTTCGTCGAGGAAGCGTCACCGAGAACCGCCCCGGGAGATCCGCCCGTCGAGATCACCAAGGAGCCGGTCTACGTACCGACAACCAACATACCCAAGCTGGCCCCCGCTCTTCGGGAGCGGTTAGACGAAATTCAGAAGCGGGTACCCCCGCCGTTCGTGGATCGAGACAATGCCTAGTACTCGAATTGATTTGCTGAACTCGATAGTGACCTCGCTCGAGGCGCTGCCCCTTGTCAACAAGGCCTCGCGCTTTGTGGATGATCAGCCTGTGATTGAGAACCTAGCCCCCTACGTAGCGGTCGTGCCCGGAGATGAGGTTACCCTAGTGATCGATGCTACGGACTCCCGGTTCATGGCGCGTATCGAGCTGATCGTGTTCACGAAGGAGAATTACAACGCCATTGAGGAACTGGTCGCCGAAATCAAGAATGCGATCCTCGAGCCCATTGACCTAGGCGAACATTGCTTGGGGTTCGAGCTGGTGTCGGTAGCGGGGCCCGAGCTTTGGGAGAATAACCAAAACAGCAGCGCACGCTTTACGGTGGCGATGGTCTATTGGGCCCCGAGGGACGAGAACTAACATGGCCCTCAATGTACTCAATATCGCCCACAACAAGATCTACTCGTTGATGGATGGGGAGTTCCTTACCCAGTCGGCTAACTACCATGCGCTGGCCCATCTCACCCTACCTTCGGTGACGGTTCAGGTTGTGGGTGAGGACACCAACCACGAGGGGTGGTCGAACGACATTCTAAACCGACACGAGATAGTAATCTCGATCCATGTGCACTCATCCTTCATTGGGTTCGCCCGAAACAACCCTTCAACCCGCGCGAACATCGACCGGGTGGTTGAGGTCCTAAAGGCCAACGTCGACCTAGGCGACAATTACCGCGTCCTCGAGGTGAAGGTCACGAGTATGGACGCCGAGTTCGACGATTCCAAGACCCGGGGCGGTGAGGTCCTAGCCACTATCCTCAAGGTCCAGAGGCACACCCAAGTCTAAGAAGACCGGTGTAAAACCGAATACTATCAGGAGAATACTGCCATGACGACTTTTAGAGAAGCAAGAGACTTACAGTACGCGGTTGCCGAGGGCACCGACTTCGCAGCCGCTACCGTTGATGCCGGGCCGTGGCAGGGGCTTGATTGCGAGCATTTCGACATCAAGTTCGACACCAAGATCTATACGACCCCGGGGGTTCACGCCAACAAGAACCAGACCACCCGGAACACGGTCCACAAGGACGGTGGAGCCATGCCGAACTTCACCGTGTCGGGCGACGTGGATGTCCATGTCCTCGACCTGCTGGCGGCGGCCCACTTCCAGAACGTCACGGAGGGTGTATCTCCGGACTATACGAAGTCGTTCTCGTACTTCACGACAAATCCCGACTTTGGGGCCGACGCGGGCCACTTTCTGTCCTTTGTGAAGGTCAGCCCGGACGCATCCAAGTCTCACAAGGTAGGGGGCGCCGTCACGAAGCGCTTCATGCTCAGTTGGGAGCGGGGCAACCCCCTCAAGTTCGCGGCTGATGTGGTGGCCAACGGATCGACCCTGTCGACGACTTCGAACCCCAGCAACATCACCCCAACCCCCGAAGGCACCGACTCCTATGGCCGCCTTTATGATGACAACATTTTGAGCGCCCAGTTGAATACGGGCGCGGGCCTGACCGACGTGCTGATCTCGGGGTTCTCGGTTGAAGCCACCCACGACGTTACCCCGGTGGGTATCGACGGTATTGGGGGCTTCCTGAGTGTGGGGTTCACGAACCGCACCATCTCGGGGTCGCTGAGCATCCTCTACGATGAGAACTACAACGACTCGAACGACGCTCTGCAGGCGGGTACTGACATCACCCTCGACGTCGATTTTGGTAACGTTACGGTCACCCTCAAGGGCAAGATCACGGACGTTGCTTCGACGACTGACGGCTCGTATGGTGCGACCATCACCATCGTGGGCGAGGCATCGTCCCATACCGCCAACGATGCTCTGGTGGTGACGATCACCAACTCCGAGTTGCGCGGCTGGTAAACTCCCGGCTCGAGCCGGGCAAGCGGTTAATGTGGTCTAAGTGGAAGGTGGTACAATGCTCCGCATCATCGATCGTTCCAAGAACAGAACCATGACGGTAGACGGTACGGTCTTCACCGTCAAGCCCATGTCGGTCCGGGATAAGATGATACTGGCCTCCCGGATCGCCGAGCTTGAAACCAACAGCTCGGACTCCCCCATCCAACGCTGCGACTCCCTGATTGACATCCTCGCCGAGCAGATCGTCTCCATCGAGGGCATTGAGGGCGACCCCAAGACCATCATCTCGGACTTCGAGTCTTGGCGCGACATTCTTAAGGTGGCCCAGACCCTGATGTCTGAGGCCGGTCTTACGGAGGCCGAAGCGGGAAACTCCGTATCCTCACCAGCCTAGTCAACTCCGCTGTTGGTGAGGAAAACAAGCATTCGGAGACGTGCAAGAAGGGCCGCCGAGCCTGTCTGAGATGCAGCAACCACATTGCGACGGCTATCGGTGGAAAGCTACCTCCGGTCGATCTGGACAAGCAGCATTGGTTGGTTTGCGTCGAGCACGCGTCCTGCTCAGCCGGACGCCCCGTACCACCCCTCGTCGCTCTGACCCTATACTACAGCGTGTGTGTGGAGTCGCTGGTCACCCCGCTGTCGTGGCAGCTTCTGAAGTTCTACCAGCGGATTTGGTCGAAGTCATTCAACTCAACCGAGGAGTACCTCAACTTTCCTTGCATCATTGACGATGCAATTGACGTTATCACGGCTGAGCTAAACGAGATCAACCGGGTGAAGGCGAAGAAGGAAAAGAACGACGTGGAAGCAGCGCAAAGGAAGCTTAGCGGTAAGCGGAGGTAGCTATGGCTGATAAGTATAAAATCTCGTTAGAAGCCTCGAACTCGGCAAGCGCCGAGATTCAGCGTTTACAGAACGAGCTGGTCAAGCTGGGTGGTGAAGCCGCCGTCGCCTCGCAGAAGGAAATCAACAAGCTCAACCGCGAAATCCGCCTCTTGAACGGGGAGGCCAAGACCGGTTCGCCTCTCTGGACCCGCTTCACACAGGGCATCGCAGTCGGTACGATTGTGGCTAATGCCGTGACCAAGGCGTTCAGCTTCCTCAAGAATGAGATCGCCAGCACTATCGGGGCGGCCGTCGAATCCGAGAAGGTTTGGAATTCGGTAACGGCATCTCTGAAGCGCCACGGCGACGAAACCGGGGCGAACACCCGACTGGTACAGCAGTTCGCCACAGGGATGCAGCAGCTGACCGGGATCTCCGACGAGATGTCCGGACAGGCGTTCCAGAGGCTCCACGACGCGGGCCTCGGGGTGCAAGCATCCTTGGCCCTTATGGCGTCCGCCGCCGATCTGGCTGCGGGTACAGGTGAGGATCTGCTCTCTACGGTCGATAAAATGACTAAGTTTATCTCGGGCGCGTCGAACGAGATCCGGGGCCTGAAGACCGAAATCACCGCCGCTTCCTCAACCCAAGAGCGTATGGCCGAGCTACAGCGGGCCATTGGCGAACGCTTTGCTGGGGCGGCCCAAGCCGATCTCAACACCTACGCGGGCAAGGTCCGGCTGCTGTCCGAGAACTACGATGACCTGAAGGAGGTCGTAGGCGGGAAGCTGATCCCGGTCCTGAGCAGTCTCGCCGAGTTAACTGCCGAGCAGTTCCGGCAGATGTCCAACGCCGACGGCTTGTTTGGCGCCCTTAAGGTCTTCCTTACCGTGTCGCAGGAGGAGCTGCAGGCGTCTATCGACAAGAATAAGGGCATGATCGCCGAGCAAAACAACTTCCGCAAGTTGAACACCAAGGAGCAGGAAGCCTACCTCCACAATCTCTATGAGATGGCCGTCAAGAACAGCGCCGCCGGGCTGAAGGTAGAAGCCGACGCCCTGTTTGAGAGGCTAGGTACGTTACGCACCATCAACAAGGCCATGCTGAAGGAAGAGTCTGACACCTCCGCCAAGCGTCTTGATATTCATCAGGAAGCGATGGCCGACATCAACAAGACGCTTGCGGAGTTCAAGCCGCCACCTCTCAAGATCGAAATGAAAGCCGGGGCAACGAAGACCAAGACGAACTGGACCGCTGACCTCGAGGCTGACCTGAAGAGGTACGCCGCCACGGATGATGAGATCACAGAGGGGCTGATCCAAAACGCCAAAAACAAGGCCGACGCAGACAAGATCCTCAAGGACCAGAACGCAGAGATCCTCGCTCAGCAGGAGGCACAGCGCGACGCGTACTTCGCCCTGACCGATGCCATGGGCGGGTTCGTTGATCTTTCGAACGTGTTTGGAGCCGATATCTCGCCCCAACTGATTCAGCAGATGGAGACCATTGGCAATAGCGTTAATGCCATGATCAACGGGGTTAAGACCCTGAACACCGCCTTTAGTGGAACCATCCAAATCGGCAACACAGTCAAGAACGTGTTGGGCGCCATGGGCTCAGCCCTGAAGGCTGTGACTGGCGGGATTGGCGAAGCCATCGTTGCTTCGGCCAAGTTCGTGATTCAGTTGGGTAAGGAAGTCGCTGCCTTGATCCTGTCGACGATGAAGTACATCGCCCACGCAGCGGTCCTCGCTGCCAAGGCCGTAGCGAGCATTCCGATCGTCGGTCCTGCCCTTGCGGTTGCAGCCGGTATTGCAGTGGCTGGGGGCCTGACTGCTCTCATCGCTGGATTCGATGACCCACGCAACGACGCTATCGCACGCAAGTGGGGTCGCGACGCGGGGAATCAGTATATGCAGGGGTTGAAGTCCGTGACGGGCGCCCCGCAGTTCGGTCGCTCGGTGGTCGCGTCTCAGTCGGGAGGTGCTGTTGCTGGGGGAGGTATGGTTCAGATGATCCAGCTGAACTTCAGTGGCATGGCCGATGAGGAGTTCGTTCGTCGGACAGTGTTGCCTGAGGTGGTTCGCGCCGCTGACGTAAATCAGACGCGCGTATTGGCCCGGAGCCGCAACCCCCTTGGAGGGCCCAGCGCCTCTTACCGTAGCGGATTCAACGGCATCCCGGGCGGTGGTGGCGCGGGTGGCGGCGGTAAGGGCGGCCAAACCGATGCCGAAGAGAGCTTCTCGTAGGAGACGACTATGGGGTTCATTAAGTTCTATACGCCGGTAGGCTTTGGCCAGACGATCGTCTACAGCGTGACGAGCACGTTCACGGGTTCGCAGTACAACAAGAACCACCTACTCGATGGCCATCTCGCCGCTACGTGGAAGGCATCTGGGCTAACCAGTCCGCCGCAGGAGATCGTCGTCAAGTTCACCGCCACCACCCCACCTCCGTGGGATACTTTCGGTGTATGGCTTACCCACTACGACACGATCTGGCAGACCATGCTTCTCACGGTGTCGTGGTCGGACGATGGGGCCATATGGAACGAGCTGGTGGCCGACATCCCGGTCGACAACACCGACGCGTCCAACAACCGGTTTCCACTGTGGTATACCATCGTACAAGACCCGATAATCGTAACGGCTGTGTGGTGGAAGTTCTCTTTCAGCACCGCCGCCCCGTTCTCTCTTGATTTCCCGGGCATCCCGGAATTCGGCGAAATCTTCTTGATGAAGGAGTATGAGACCACAGCCACTGGCGAATACCCGATATCAGATCTCCCGGAGTACATGAACACTGAGTTCAAGGCCCGGGACGGAAGCCGCCATTTCATCGCCGACGCGCGCCAGCCTGTGATCCACTTTGAGCGCAACATCCTGACGTTCGACAACCCGGCCACGGACGACACGAACGCAGAGATGATCGAGACCCTCTTCAACAACTGCCGGGGGTCGCTCCTTCCCTTCATCTACAACGAGGGAACCACCATCTATGACGCGTTCCTTTGCCGCTTCGACAAGGACGTTCCGAACTGGGAGGACCTCGAGTTCGAGGTTCGCAAGTATCAGCTGAAGTTCACCACCCTGCCATACGTGCAGGACGGATCGACGTACTAGAATGCTAACCACCACGTCTGGATTTGCGAACAATATGCTGAGGTCGGGGGTGGCTTCAGGGTGGGTGGTGTCGTTCACGAACGGGACGACGACCTTCTACTATTCTGAGGAATTCCGCAATCTTACTACGTACCTAACCCACCCCTTCCTCAAGCGCATCTCCGCAATCGATGCGAGCATAGACCCGCTCTTCGGCAAGGAATTTCGGGTCAACGACGTGACCTTCTCGCTGTTCAATCACCAGTACTCTATGGACTCGAACGGTGGCCCGCTCTACATCGACGAGCAAATGAAGAACTGGAAGGGCTACCCGGTTAACGTGTGGCGCCTCAAAGGCGAAGATACCGTGGCCGATTCGATGTTGCTGGTGTTTCGGGGATTTCTCTTGGATTGTAAGAGCGTAAACCGGGACGAAGTACAGCTTTTGGCAACCAGCCGCGTGCCTCTGATCTCAGAGACTCCGTTGCCTCGCCGCACCCTGCGTAGCGCCTACCCCAATGCCCCGGTCAACCCGAACAATGACGTTCTCGGGTCGCAGGATACGCGGAACAAGCGGGTGGTTCTGTCTCGCAAGATCCCCATTGTCTACGGCTCCTTCACTGGATCCGAGCCGTGGCTCACCACGCCCGGTACGGGGATGGCTGTTGCTCTAGCCACCGACGACATGACGGGCACCAATCGCCCGAAGCTTGTGGTGGCCGACCATCCGATCTACTCGATCAGCGACCCGTCCGGAAACACGTCTCCGCTCTGGTGTCGCCAGCCTACCATTGAAAAGTCCAGCTTCACGCACGGCCTGCAGTGGTTCAAGACGAGCCTATTGACCATCGATGTGAACGAGGAGCAGGACGACGCGGTCTTTCGCGCCGTTATTACGCCCGGCCTACGCGCCTATGTGCGTGTGAAGCCCTGCGACTGGAAGCCCGGTGACTTCGAGCAGGGCCTGAGCGCAGAGGAGATTCAGGCCGGAAAAGAGACATCATACCACCTCTATACTTATTCTCTGCCCGGAGACGTCAACGGGGTTTACCAGATCCGCGAGCCCGAGGATCTCTCCAACATCTACGACGACGATGAGACCACCTTCGCCTTTCAGCGAGATACGTTCGATAAGAACACGGCCCCTAAGAAGCTTGCCTCTCATTTCCCCCTGATCTTCCCTAGCTTAGGGAATGAGAGGGCCATCGATGCAACAAACGGTATCGGTCGCATGGTCGGGACTGGCACCTTTTCCGTGCGAACGGCGGCTTATACTACTGGGTCGATCAACTCCGGGAAGGTTGATGCTTATTGCTTGGCGGCTGGTGCGGATGGGTTTAACATGTCGGCCGATCGGTTCATTGCTAGCTTTGCGGTCATCGGCACCTCAACCACCCCCAGCACCGTAACAACCACCTTCGATGAAACAACCGACATTCAGCCCGGATCTTCCAGCAACCTTTACATAGCGTCTGATTACGGGTGGCGATTGGGCGATCGGTTCTTTCCCGGAAGCAGGAGAATCCAGCCGTGGCTGTTTTTGATCACGGCCTTTCCCACACAGACCTTCATTGACAGCAACTCTGATGGGAGTGTTGTTGGCACCCCCACTTACATCCTGAAGGTGTACTCGGCTTACCTGCAGCTCGAGTATGAGCCGGTGAACATTTCTGAGTACTGGGTTAAGTGCGCCGGTAAGACGTTCGGATCGTGGATCGATGCGGGGGGCAGATCAAACTCGTACGATGAGGGCGACCTAATTGAGGACCCGGTCTATATCATCGAAGACCTCCTCCGCAGCCACACCTCCTTTGTTGGCCAGACCGCAGACATCGACACAGCTTCCTTCGATGCCGCAGCCAACTCTAGCGTACAGGCCCGCATCAATTTCCACTCCGACAATGAGATGTCGGCCGCGAACGCCATTCAGAACCTCTCCATTCAGTCGACCTTTGTGTTCGCGGTGTCGGCGTTTGGCCGCGCGCGGGCCATTGCCCTGAACAATACAAGCCCCACCGTCAACAAAACGATCCTGTTCCATCAGGTCCTGAATGGGCGCGTTAGCCTGTCCCAGACCGAGGAGATCTACAACTCCATGGAGATCAACTCCCGTTTCTGGCAGGAGCAAGGATCGTTTGCGGATATCAACATCTTTGAAAACCAAGACTCGATCGATGATAATGGTGAGCGTCAATACGCCCAGTCGTGGGCTAATATTGCGGGCCCCGCCGACGGAGTAGGGGACGCTTCGGTCAAAACCGTGACGGACCTCCTAATTACCGACTCCAACTCTCTACTGGCTCGGACCCACAAGACGATCGCGCTTACGTTGATTGACACATTCGGAATCGATCTCGAGCCGGGCGACTGGATTGAGCTGGATTCAAACAGTTGGGATGCAAGATTCCTGTTCTACGGAGAGACGTGGGCCGGGTTGAAGTTCCTTGTGAACCGTGTGACCCATGAAATGGGTGGCACCAAAATCGAAGCCATTCAACTGTACGCCTAGGGAAGACCAATGCGGATTGTCTTATTCAACGAAGATACGCGCGAATTAGGCGCCGGGATTCACAGTCCGTACGTTGGATTGGGCGCCGCCGTAGAGAGCAGTCCGTCGCTTATCACAGACGGAGATGACGCCAACTTCCCGAACCGACTCTATACGGTGTCGGCCAACGCGGCGCAGGGCAAAAGCACCCAGACCCGCACAGCAATCCGCCTTCCCTATATCTATCATGAAGACCACACCGAGGTGGTGCTTCACGGTCTAGCGTGGCGCACGGCGGATATTTCTGGGTCCTATACGGTGCGTCTTTATGTGGACACTGTGTACTCCGATCAGGTCGTAACGACCGAGTACGCCAATCCATCTGAAGTGGTCGAAATCACCAGAGCGCTGGCTGGTAATGGGTTTATTGAAGGCGATAACCTCGAGATTCGGGTAGACCTGATCTTTGATGTGACGTCCTTCCAAGACGAGCCGGTGCACGGCTACCTCTACATGCCGGTCATCGAAGTCGATACTATGGTAGACTCAGGATCTTCAACCGACGACCTTGATGACGTATGCGACCGGGGTGCAACCACAGACCAGATCATTACAGCCGCCGGGTTTCGATCTAACGGAAACATCGAAGTCAACTACGATGGGGTTGATGGGAACTCGTTCATCTACTTCTATGAGGGCGCGTCACCGCGAGGCGCTTTCCTACAGTGGGTTGACGCTTATACGGGATTCTACTTCTCAAAATTGCTGGTGGTGAACGGAGATATCCGGGCTAACAGCAACGTGCACATCAACTACGACGGGGCCGACACCAGCACTGAGATGCAGTTCACTTTAACAGACGGTCTCTACAAGGACTCAGACAACACCCCGACCTCAAGCGTCTTGACGACGGGGATTGCGGCCCTAGTCAACGGTAATCTTGCCACAGAGGCGGTTGCCTTTTCTGTGAACAAGGACTCGGTTGGGTTTGACCTCGGTGTGTCGAAGACCGTAACTAGAATGCGCCGCTACGATGGCAACTCGGCCAGTGACAACATCTACACAGGCGGCGGGTTTGATTCATTGGCAATTTATTCTAGCGACGATAATTCAACGTGGACGCTCCACCAGACGTACAATCCGGTGGTTCGCATAGACACCGGTAGCGGAAACGTGCACTACGTCGAGCTTACGCTAACCACGCCAGCAGCCGCCCGCTACTGGAAGATGCACGCCCCCGAAAATGCGATCGCGGCGTTCAATGGCGACCAACTTAACTGCACCGAAGTTGAGGCGTGGGGCTACCCAAACCCGGATGAGGATGGCTTCCTCTACTTCTTTGAAGGCGGGTCTCCAACCGGTGCGCACCTGAAGTGGGACGATGTCGACGATCGGTTTGAGTTTAGTGAAGCGTTGTTTGTAAACGGTGTGGCAACCGCATCCGAGCTTAGGTCGAATGGCAGTATCTATGCCAACTACGACGGTCCTAACGGTAACGCCCACCTCTATTTCTATAACTCCACCCCCACCGGGTCATATCTCCAGTGGAACAACGGAGTCGGGCAGTTCATCATGAACCAGCCGCTTACCGTAACCGGCGACCTTACGGCCACCGGGGCGCTTTTGGGCACCTCTTCAGACGTATCGGGCGAGGCCCGGTGCGACAGCCTTCGAATCGACCAAACCCCAAGCACAACCGCGTCTCCGATGGTCTCCTTTGACGACTATATTCTGGTTAACCTCAACGGTACTAGCTGGCGAATCCCGGTATTCCCAGCCTAGTGTAAAATCGGGTACTTAGGAAAGGATACTAGTCATGGCAAATGCACTCTATGGTCTCGGGCGAAACGCCTTCCTTCTGGGCGATATCGACTGGGTCGCTGACACTATCAAGGTAACGTTGATCGATGCGGCCGACTACGCGGTTTCGATCGATGTGCACCAGTACATGAACACCGATACGGTGCCTGCGGCGGCCAAAGTCGCTACGGCCACCCTCTCCGGTAAATCTGCGGCGCTGGGGGTTGCTGACGCCACAGACGCGGTCTTCAGCACGGTGTCTGGCGACCAGTCTGAAGCCCTCATCATCTGGAAGGATGGTGGTGGCGGTGGTACGTCCGCTTCGGGTACGACCGATCTTCTGATCGCGTACATCGACACGGCTACCGGTCTGCCGATCACTCCCAACGGTGGTGATATCACCGTGGTATGGGACAACGGAGCAAACAAGATCTTCAAGCTGTAATACAAGCTCTTTGGCTTGTATTGGCCCGATACAAGCTCTTTGGCTTGTATTAGCGTTTGTATTACGGCCCCCAGAATTGTGAGGATTGTTTGTGGCTTTAGTTCACGCTAATCGAGTTAAGGAAACTTCGACCACAACCGGCACCGGCACTTACAATCTTGGAGGTGCCGTTACTGGTTTTCAGACGTTTGTTGCGGGTATCGGCAATACCAACACGTGCTATTATGTTGCTGAGGACGGCACTAATTGGGAAATCGGCGTAGGGACCGTAACAGACGCTGGCACTGATACCCTAGCTCGCACCACCATTATAGCGTCCAGCAATTCCAATGCGGCTGTAAGCTGGGCCGCAGGTACTCGCTTCATTTACTGCGCTCTGCCTGCAACGGGCTTTATGCCCCGAGGCCATATTTGGGGCCTCACCATGTCGAATGCGGCCGATACTGCTAACGACATAACCGTTGCCGCTGGTGAATGCCGCGACGAAAACGGCAACCACGATATGGTTTTGACTGCCGCGATAACCAAGCGGCTGGATGCGGCTTGGGCGGTTGGTACCGGTAACGGCGGCATCAACACAGGCGCCGAAGCCAACAGCACGTGGTATGAGGTCCACCTAATCAAGCGGCTGGACACTGGTGTGGTTGATGTGATGTTCACCACCACCGCAAATAGGGCCACTCTTCCGGCCAGCTATACGGTGCAGCGCCGCATTGGCTGGATTCGTAACGACGGCAGCGGCAACATTCTGCAGTTTACGCAGATCGATGACCACTTTACTCTCACAACGCAGGTAAACGACCTATCACAGACCCCAACTTCAACCGCTGCGGCAGTGACTCTAACTGCACCACCCTCGTCAATTGCGAGGTTTCGTGCAGCGTGTTCGTGTACGGCTATGAACGTTGGGGGCGAAACCATCATCGTATTTTCGGAGTTGGTCGAGGGCAACGTCACCCCAGCGTCAACTACCGGCATTGCGTCTTTAATGATGAGAGAGGGCGACGGTACAGCGGGCGCCAATGACTCTGGAGCCTCAGGCCACTTTGAATTGCGTGTAAGCTCAAGCTCGCAAATCGAGTGGGACGCGGCGATTGCTGCGGGGTCCACTGGTGAAACGTTCGATATTTCAACTTTCGGGTGGATTGACCGACGTGGTAGGTTGTCGGGCACCTAGGGTGTGGCCATGTTGGTCATGTTCACTGCTTGGATTGTTAGGCTGGGGCGCGACGTTTCTACGGACCCGGTTGATTTGCCAGCATCCAAGTCCACACTGAGGGCATCGGTGGTTAGCACCATACAGAGGGAAGACCCAAATAGGACTTTCACTCTTGCAGATATATCAAACCTTAGAGTTGTCCCACTTACTTAGAAAGATGGAACACGCGCCATGTGTTTTGGGCAAGGCAGTTTTTGCTCGTCCTCGTTTGGTGAAATTACGCCACATGGCGCACCGTTTCTATTTGCAGAAGGCGCGATTGCCGCTAGCACCACTGGCGCCCTTACTGTAACTCTGCCCGCCCACCAATCAGGCGACGTTTTAATTGTCAGCCTCGGGTTGTGGGCGCCAAACTCCCCGGATTTTGACGTAATCGCCTACCCCGCTGGTTGGACGCTGCTTTCTAATTACATAGCTGAGGGAAGCCTTGACGGCATAGCCTTTTGGATAGCTAAGGCCGCCGAGTCCTCATCTGAAACCAACCCATCGTTTACTCTTCCTGTGGCTTGGGACACAGGCACCGACACCTGCTTTGCTGGTCGTGCGTATACGATTCGCGGCGCTGCACATGGGAGCATGACGATAGGCGCCAATGGTTCTTTTGATGAAACAGATATCAACGGTGCCTACACAGCCGCCAACCAAAACATGCCGGGCATGGACGTTAATGGTGAGCAGCGTACCGGTATCGTGTTCGGCGTGTGCATGGACAACACCGCGTTTTCCATGGCGCCGACCGGGTGGACTCCCGGACTCGAAGTAAACGACACTACCGGTACTGATTGCGCTTTCCAGACTGCTAGAAAAGAAAACATAAACGCCTCGACGTCCGAAACCGCGTCTGTGGTCTCGGCGGTTGGTACGGGCTATTACTGCTTCATGGGTATTTCGTTTAAAAAGCCCTTTGCACAGACTATCTCGGCTGATGGCATTGCTTCTGCTGAGGCTTTTGGTTCTTTGGCGCGGCACTTGGACGCCCCGTATTTGTTCCGCGAAGGCGCAGTAGCTTCGAACACTTCCGGTAGCTTGACCGTTACCCTTCCCGAGCACGCCACCAACGACATCATTGTTTTGGCTTTGGGTATCTGGGCGCCTAATTCCTTGGATGATGAAATTTTAGAAATTCCCACACCCTCTGGGTATACGGCGATTGTAAGTCAGGTGGGAGATGGACCCGGCGCTGACGTTGATGGTTGGGTGGCTTGGTTTTATAAAGTGGCGGCGTCTTCGTCGGAAACAAATCCGGTGTGTACGCGCGGGGCCGGGTGGGACACAGGCACTGATACCTGCTTTGCTGGTCGCGCTTACGTAGTCCGGAATGCGGCGTTTGCGCAAACGCCGTGGGACTTTGCTGTCGCTTCCAACCCGTACACCACCGCCAATCAAAACGGCCCTGTCACCCAGCTTTCTAGTGGCGCGTCCGCGCGTACTGCTATTCAATTTGGTATTTCGCTGGACGATCAGGCGTTTTCCATGGTGAACAGTGGTTGGGATGAAGGTACAGCGGCCAGCACCACCACAGGTACAGACGCCTCGTTTCAAACCATACGCAAAGACGACATTTCGGCTGCGCAGGTTGCCACAACCCCCTCTGCCTCTGCTCCGGCCCAAGGCTTTTACGCGTACCTTGGTGTTACGTTCAGACTCCCCGCCTTTAATCAGGGCATCAGTCTAGATACAGGCGCTAACGGCATTGCTTCAGCGGAAGCTTTTGGCACTGCGTCCATCAATCCGGCTATTTCACCTTCCGGCATCGCGAGCGCCGAAGCTTTCGGAACCGCACAATTAAACCAGCAGGTTGTTTGTGCAGGAATCGCGAGCACAGAAGCGTTTGGTACAGCTTCCATTGGGCTGAGTATCTCCCCATCGGGAATCGCGAGCACAGAAGCGTTTGGAACTCCACAACTAAATCAGCAGATAAATTGTACCGGCGTTGCTAGTGCAGAGGCGTTTGGAACACCCCAACTAAATCAGCAGATAAATTGTACCGGTATTGCAAGTGCTGAGGCGTTTGGTACGCCGTCCGTAGAGACGGAGGCCCAACTCGTATCCCCGTCGGGTATTCCCTCGGCCGAAGCGTTCGGAACGCCCCAACTAAATCAGCAGATCCGTGCTACTGGGGTGGCCAGCGCCGAGGCCTTTGGTACGGCTCAGTTAAATCTACAGATTGTGTGCACCGGAATTGCGAGTGCGGGAGCGTTTGGAACACCCCAACTAAATCAGCAGATAAATTGTACCGGTATTCCCTCGGCCGAAGCGGTCGGAACGGCATCGGTCCGGTCGTCCATATCCCCGTCGGGCATTCCTTCGGCTGAAGCCTTCGGCACGGCCACTTTAAATCAACAAATTAACACCGCCGGAATTGCTTCAGCAGAGGCGTTCGGTACGACTTCTGTCCGCCCATTGGTTTACGCCGTCGGTATCCCCACGGCCGAGGCGTTCGGAACTCTAACCCTAAATTTCTCGGTATTTCCGGTGGGTGTGGTTTCGGCTGAAGCCTTTGGGGTTGGCCTGTTGTTTGACTATGGCGACATCATTCAAGATAACGAAGATCCCGTACCCGACGTCTATGATTTCGGAGACCTAGTACAAGAGAGCGAGGAGGTTTAGCCCCTCGTGTAGGAGTTAGAAAGGAATTACTATGGTTATCTTAGACACAACCAGCAAGGTCATTCGAATCGTCACATCGGCCTCTACGGTAGTTGAAGTCCACGCATCCTATGTTGACTGGGACGGCGCCACCTCAACTCCCGGAAGCACCAACACCTCAATCTCGACCAACACCACTACCACCGTGGTAGCCGCGCCCGCTAGCTCTGTGCAGCGCAACGTCAAGTCCCTGTTTGTGTTCAACACTGATGCCAGCACCCCGAACACAGTCACGGTCGAGATCTACGACGGATCGGTTGGTGCCAACCTCTATAAGGTGACTTTAGCCGCCGGGGAGTCGTTCTCTTACGATGGGTAATTTCTCATATCGAGACGCCCTTGGCCAGCTGAAAGAAGCCCAGGCCGTGTCTGATCCGCGCATCGCGGCGGTGTCGTTGTCGGCTTCCCAGTCGAATAGTACGGCTTCGCCCACCGAGGTTGTGGCTCTTAGCCTGACGCTGCAGCCCGGCACATACGTGTTTCAGTACTTCATCATATACCAGTCCACAGCCACCGGCACCGGGGTTCGCTTTTCGGTTGATTATACTGGAACGACTTCGAAGTTCGTGGCCAACTGGCACGTGTGCGACAACACGGCCGCTGCTTCTACTGCGGCAGCCGATCAAGACGCAGTCGCTGCGGGCGGGCAGGTGTATTGCGCGTTTGCCGCGCGCGCGAAGTCCTCGGCTGGTTGGGGCACCACGATCTCGGTAGATACGCAAAATGCCGATATGTTCGCTAAGGTTGAGGGAATTATGGTCGTAACCACTCAGGGTGATATTCGCCTGTACCACGGTTCTGAAGACGCCACCGCAACCTCAGTGCGTCCGGGCACATCGCTAGTCCTGATGAAGGTGGTCTAATGTTCACACAATATGACGCAAACGGTATCCCGGTAGTGGTGGTACAGGAAACCAACCCCTATCTTACCTTCGTGCGGCTGGCCGCTGACCACGTAACGACGAGCGCCACCCAGGCGGAAGTTACGGGGCTGAGTACAACCCTAACCCCCGGGGTTTATATCTTTCAGTACTTCATCATCTGGCAGTCCAACAATACTGCCGCAGGGTTTAAGCTGTCTGTCAATTTCTCGACCGGCACAACCGACTTCTTCATATACAACTTCTTCCTCGTTGATACAAGCGCGACGGCCTCCACACTTGTAGCCGACCAAGACGCGGTTGGTGCTGCCGGACAGTGTTATTGCGTAAATTCGGCTCGGGCCGCAGGCACGGTGTCTGTAAACACCATTGGCAACGTAGACACGGCCAACGCCGATATGTTCACGCGCATCGAAGGCATGGTGTCGGTAATCTCTCCGGGCGATATTGAACTCTACCAATCCTCAGACGGGGGCGGCAACCAGCTTACGATTTCTACGGGATCGACACTTTACCTCCATAGGGTGGGCTAATGAGTAAGGGATTTCGGCCTTTGGCCACGACCGGCGCCACTAAGAAGAATCTCACCGTCACCAACAATCAGGTGTGGCGCTCCTTCCTCTTTTCGGACAAGAGCACTAGCTCGACGACGCCCTCTGAAGCCACCTCGATGAGCCTATCCTTGCCTGTAGGCACGTATGCTTTCCAGTACTACTTAAGGTATCAGGCGGCGGCGACTACGACAGGAATTCGGTTCTCTGTGAACTTCACCGGCACCGTCACGGCGTTTGTCGCAAACCTCCATTTCTGCGACACACAGGCTACGGGCGCAACGGCTGCCGCCACTCAGGCCGGGGCGGGCGGTGCTGGGCAGGTGTTCACGGTTATGGCCGCTCGCGCGAAATCGACCGCTGGCTGGGGAACCTCGGTGTCAGTAGACGCAGCAAATTCCGATCTAATGATCCGCATCGATGGGGTGATGGTGGTTACCGTTGCTGGTGATATCGAACTATACCACGGATCTGAAGTTGCAGCCGCCACTACGCTTAAGGCCGGGTCCTCGTTGGTGGTCTGGAAGACTGGGTAGTCATGGCGAACAACACCGGCCTATTTGATCCGTCCCTAGACAACGAGGGGATGTTCGACCCCCTTCTGCAAAACGAGGGTATATTCGACGAAGCTCTCCTGACCGCCGGAACGGAAGCCTCGACCATCACCACCGTCGGCATAGCATCGGCTGAAGCGTTCGGCACGGCCCAACTCAACCAGCAAATTTTAGCCACCGGCATTGTCAGCGCAGAGACATTTGGTACAGCCCAACTCAATCAGCAGATAAACTGTACCGGCATCCCCACAGCCGAGGCCTTTGGTACCGCTACCCTCAATCTTCAGATTGTACCGTCTGGAATCTCTAGTGCAGAGGCTTTTGGAACCACCCGCCTTAATCAGCAGATCAATTGTACCGGGATTGCAAGCACAGAAGCCGTTGGAACCCCGTTCGTCGAGGCTGTTGCGGGCCAAATCCTCTATCTAGCGGGTGTCACCAGTGCAGAGGCCTTTGGAACTTCTCAGCTCAATCAGCAGATAAACTGTACCAGCATCCCCTCGGCAGAGGCGTTTGGAACCCCGTCCGCTAACCAAGAGACCGAGGAAACCGGTGTCCCGTCGGCAGAAGCCTTCGGAACGCCGCAGCTTAATCAGCAGATCAACGCCGTGGGGGCGCTCTCGTCCGAAGCCTTCGGTGATACCTATACCTTCGTACTAGGGGCGGCTATCGTCCCGATTGGTGTCGTCTCAGAGGAGACCCTCGGGATTGGAGATGTTTACGACTTTGGGAACCACATCCAAGACAACGAGGATCCGACGCCCGATGCGTTTGACTTCGGAGATACGACTCAGGCGAACGAGGAGCTGGTGCCCGTCGCGTTTCCGTTCGAGGATATTGAGCAAGAGAATGAAGATCCGACCCCAGATACCTATACCTTCGGGGACGTCATTGCCTCATCAGAGGTCTAAGAGGCGCGCGGTTAACAACTTCGCTTTCTTAGGTGTACGCGTTATGTGTTGTTGAAATTGAGAACAACATCAACAAAGATGATTCCAAATGAAGGAGTGAGATGACCAACACCGACAACAAGCCAGCAGAGCCCATCAGGACCATTCACGACCAGATCATTCACGAGAAGCAAAAGCTACCCGCTCCCGAACGCGGTGTGTTTCTTTTCGCCGATGAGAAGGGCGCTTGTGGCCTTCATCTTCGGGGTGGTACCACTCTTCTCGAGGCTTATGCCGTGATCGGCCTCCTCTACCGCCGCCTACAACACCAGCTCGAGCCGTAGCCCTATATGGGTCTGGCGGTGCTGATGGTGTCCATGGGGCGCCTTCCCCTCTTGAAGCAGTCGCTAGGAACCCTCTTTGACTCCGGCTTCACTGGTCGGGTTGTGGTGGTCGAGCAGGGGGCTACAGAGGCCGGGACCCGGGAGTGGCTCCTCACTCAGCCCGTGACCACCCTCATGCTTCCCATCAACTACGGTAAGGGCTACGCGTGGAACGTGGGCCTGAAGATTCTCGGCGAGCCTTCCCTGCGAACCGGCTACGAAAGCCCCCCAACGCACGCCCTGTTCTGCGACGACGACGTCGTTTTTTCGCCGGGCTGGGGAAAGGCGATGTTAGAAGTGTACTCCCGCTTCTTTCCGCTAGGTTTGCGGGCCCTTTCGGGCTTCAGGCACGTGTCCTCGGACCGCTGTCCGAAGATTGGCTTGGGTGGGCTAGAGGTCCTTCGCCAAACCTACTGCCCCGGGTGCTGTCTCCTTGTGGCTTGGGAGCACGCCCTAAAGCACTTCGGCGCCAACGACACCCAAAAGCCAATCGGGTTCGTCGAGGGCCCACCACAGAAAGTGGCCTCCGCCTTTGGGTGCTGGTCCGGCTCGATGGTAGAAACCGTCATCGACCACGCCGGGGCCGAGCACCGGACCTACCGCCCCACACCGGGTGGGTTTGAGATCCGGGCCGACGTCGTGAATATGCCGGGCCCATAGGGTGATGGGATCTGCTCTATATTGTGCAGCTACCTGCACAGCGGCGTGGCCTTCCAAGGCCTTTTCGCAGACCTTGGGCTGGCACCAACCTTGCGATCTACTTAGGCATGAAGACAACCAGAAGCCAGTTCAGGGTCAGCGCAGCCGTAGCGGCCGCGAACCAAAGACGGGTCGAGCGCCTCTGCGCTTGGCTGGACAAGCGCAACGCGGACATCAAAGAGGCCTTAAGGTATGCCATGCGGCGTGCCGTCCTACGCGCCCAAAAGCGTCAGGAAGAGCGTCGTCGAAAAGCACTTGATCTGACTGGATGCTAGGCGGGGACTCTTAGCATCCTGCTCCAGCCGCTGGGCCACCTCCTCCCGGCGGCTGGCCTTTTTAACTGCTCAACCTCTGAGCATATGGGGTGTGGGGACACCACAATAGTCCCACAGCTTCAAGCCCATAGGCGCACAATCAAGCCCCGCGAAAAGCCCTTCAAAGCCCCAAAGCCCGGATCTGTGGTTGGCACTGATTTTGCGGTCTTTTACGGCAAGAGGAGATACTACGATGAGCAACGAGATCTTTTGGGTGATCGAGTACAACCTGCAGGGCGACGCGAAGATGGGCGTCCGCATCAACACGCAGGAGTCAGAGATTAAGGCCTTTGTTGAGGACCTCCGGGATCTGTCGCCGGACCTTCAACAGGTGTTCACCGGCCCCGAGGACTACCTCGACCAGAACGAGTACCGCATCTTCAGCACTAACGACTACCAAATGGAGGGGAACTAACATGAACGCCACCTTAACCGTATCGAATCTGGCCCAGAAGGTGATCTTCCTCTACGAGATGGAAGGCCAGCTTTCTGATGGTAAGTGGGAAAACACGGTGCCTCACAACCACTGGAAGCAGTGGATGTTGAAGAGCGACCAGATCCTTGTGGGTGAGGCCGTGGGCACCGAACGGATGGGACACAGCCGCAGCTACAACATGGCCGATAGAGAGTTACTGTCGATCGTCGGCAAACGCGTCCGCTTCAAGGTCGCTTTGGTGCTGCACGACCCCAAGTTCCTTGGCCTGCTTGAGCACGACCACTGGTGCCTGCCAGATTCGCCAGAGGATTTTGAGAATCTTCAGGTTGCCTGGCGCCGGAATGGTCAAGTGGACAACTATGCCGAGACATGCCTTGCGAAGATGGAGCAATTCGGTCTTACGCCCGAGTTGGCTCGGCAGATCTGGGCTGAGCTAGACGCCCGGTACTCGCACGCTCAGTTGGTTAAGGACTGTAAGCAGCTTTCACTGGCTCTCAGAACCCATAGGTCGGTGGCCACATGACCAAGCCCAAATTCATCGGCCCGGCGGCCCACGCCCACTCCGCCTGTGAGAGATGTGGGGTTGACCTAACCGGTCAGCGGGTCGCGTCGCTCGAGCTAGACCAACGAACCGGGACGTTCACGGACGCAGAGAACATCCCGCCCGGGTTCTCACAGGGGTGGTTCGAGTTTGGCATCGACTGCGCCCGCAAGGCCCTCCGTGAACACGCGGAGGCGCAGGACCACGGATCGGTCTGCCCTCCCTTTCCATCCGGCGCCCGTTAGGGTACAAGGACCTATGGACGCAACCCTCCCTCAAAAGCGATTTGGTATCATCAGGCACGCGGTGCTGGTGCACCCCGCTACCCTCGACACGCTGTTCGATACGCCCCCCACACCAGAGCATTTCATCGTTCAGTTTGCTGATGGCTCGTCGGCGCTGTTGGCTGCCGCAGATGCTCCGCCGAATCTCTATTTCTGCCACCAGCAGACCATCAAGGTTGAGTATCGGATCGAGGTCCGGAACTTTCGGGATTGGGCGTATGACGTCGTGGTTGTGACCGACGCCCAGCAGGAAGCATCGCCGGTCGGCCTTCGATATACCGAAGGTAAGCTGCGCACCGACCTCATCCACCCCGAGTTTCTGTCTATGATCGCCGAGGTTATGACCGAGAACCCCGATCTCCGCATTGACCTCATCCCGAAGAGCGCTATCCGAGAGCTTGGATTGGTGTTCACCGAGGGGGTTAAGAAGTACCCGGCCCGTAATTGGGAGAAGGGCATGCCGTGGTCCAAGGTAATCGGCCCTCTCTGGCGCCATTGGTTGAAGTGGCTCGCCGGGTCGAGGCGCGACGAGGAGCTTCCTAGATGTCATCACCTCGGCCAGCTGATGTGGAATGCAGCCGTGCTTCTGGAGTTTGAGTCCACCCACCCCGAGCAAGACGACCGGGCGACCAGCTACGCCGATTGGAAGCCTAAAGACCCTATTGCCTAGTGTAAAATTGGCTACACCTTTAGTGGGGGTAGTCTATGGGGCTCTTTGCATTTCTTGGGGACGCGATTAAGCCGGTTACGGAGCTTATTGGCAGCATACACACTTCGGCCGAGGAAAAGGGCAAGCTCGTCAATGAGATGCAGAAACTCCAGAACGATATTGCCTCTAAGATGCTTGAGTATGAGGCCAAGGTTCTGGACCTCCAAACCTCGGTTATCAAGTCCGAGGCCACCGGCGCGTCGTGGATGCAGCGCAATTGGCGCCCCGTCACGATGCTTACGTTTTTGGTTCTCGTTGTGTGCGACTCCTTCGGTTGGTTGTCTAATCGCCTCGCTCCAGAGGCGTGGACGCTCCTTCAGCTTGGTCTCGGCGGCTACGTGATCGGGCGGTCGGTTGAGAAGGTTGCACCATCGATGATGGAAAAGTTTGGTGGTAAGAAGTAGATGCACACAAACCTGCTCAGACACTTGAGAGCAATAGCACAGGAGATAAAAATGGCTGACACCAATAAAGCGGTAGCGGACTTCCTCGCGGTGGTGCCTACCCTCTCGCACGCGCAGCTGGTTCTCATTCAGCACCAGCTTCTGGTCGAATCCACAAGGCGCCTTTACACCACAGGCTAGTTTGTCGCGCTACCACACGCACAATGCCGCTCTATACTTACAAATGCCCGGCCTGTGGTAAAGAGTTTGAAGATCTGGTGGCAATTGCTGATCGCAACCGCCCACAAGAATGTCGAACTCGTCTTTGTTCTGGTGCTATGTGCAAGGGATTCGCCCGTCGTGTATGCAACGACGTGGCGGCGAACATGGCGAAGAACTGGGCTGGGTGGTCCCTTGATTGAACTAACGGACGCCATGCGGCGTGTTTGTCGTGAAAACCGCATTGAAGCAAATCCCGCCGCCCTCCGCGCCTTGATCCGCGAATTGCGATCGGAAGGTAAGACCAACATTGACATCACGATCGTATTTCGCGTTAGCATAAAGACCCTCCGTGGTTGGTTCAAAAAGCTAGCGATATGAGCCTAAGCAAGGCCGCCAAAGATTACATCGAGCGTCGAGGCTGGTCCCCTGCCGATTACGAGCACCTTGGCGTCTACTCTGAGGGCGATGTAGTCTACTTCCCTTTGCGCGATTATACCGACCGCGTGGTTGGGGTGATTGGTCGCAGCATAACCCACAAATCCTACAACATCAAGATCCAGAAATCATCGCATGGCTACTTTCTCTGGCGCGGAGTTGAGTCCGACCGTGTTCTCTTCCTTGTTGAAGGCGTGTTTGACGTCGGCTGGCTACTTACGGCCGGGCTTCATGCTGCCGCCTACATCAACAACACGTTGCTTGGTGCCCAGCTTCGTGTGGTCTCGAGATTCTACGAACGGGTAGTTCTTGTGCCTGACAACGACCCCGAAGGCTTGCACGGTTCTGGCCTTGCTGTTGCTCGATTGAAGCACATGGGTGTATCGTCCGTCCGGGAGTTTAAGCTTAACTACTACAAGGACATTAGTGAGGTGTTCGAGCGTGATCATAAGGCGGCCCACAGCTTGATCACCATCCTTCGCAACATTGAAAATCCGCCGCCCATCACCATCAGTGGAGGAGACCCCGAGTAGCATGGACGACTCTGATATCGACAAGATTGCCGATCGGGTGGTTGAAAAGCTCCGACCCCTGCTCGAGGAGATCAAGTCTTCTGGATTCATCCGAGACGTTACCACCACTATGGTGACGGAGCGGAAAATGCAGCACCATTCCTCTACCGGACCGAAGTCTCAATTTGATCCGTCGTTGTACGAGTGACCCCATGCGCCTGAAAGTTAACTATGTTGTGCACGTCCACAAGGACATACGCCGTATGGTGAACTGGCACCTGATGCAGCAAGCCAACGCGGATGCCAGCACCTCCGGGATGGCCGAGCTGGGCAATGTCTCTGAGTTTTACCGGAAATTTGGTGCAGATCAGATGGAACAGCTGCTGTATGAGTGGATTCAGAGGGGACGACCTGAGTAATGTTGAACGACAAGAACTTTTCTGAACTAATTGCGTGGTTGCGGTCCTTTCGTCATTCTTGGGATGGACAGGTTTACTTGGCCGAAGACGAGGCCGTGACTCTAGCACACAGACTGGCGCCTCTTATGACCGACGGGTCTTGGGAAGAGCGAGATGCTCTTCACTTCCAACACCATCTAGAATACTGCTCTAAGATGGTTAAGTCGTGGCCCGAGTGGAAACAGAGAGTTTTGGGCCCCCTACCCACCCAACCCCAATAGTGTAAAAGTAGGCACGATGAGCCAACCCAAGATTCTGTTCTTCGATATTGAGACCACGCCATTGGTGGCTTACACGTGGGGGCCCAAATGGCAAACCAACCTTATTGAGGTGCTGGCTCACACCCGGATCTTAAGCTTTTCCGCTAAGTGGCTTGGTGGCTCCCACATCACGAGGGGCTGGCCAAACTACAAGGGATACAAAGCCGGGGCGATGAACGACAAGGCGATTGTGGCCGACATTCGGTCGTTCTTCAATCAAGCCGACGCCGTCGTTGCCCACAACGGCCGGGATTTCGACGTCAAGGTCGTTAACGCCCGGTTTATTGCGCATGGCCTAACCCCACCTTCACCATACAGGGTGATTGACACGAAGATCGAAGCCAAGAAGTACGTCAGGTTGCCCAGCCACAGCCTCGACGATCTGTGCTCCTACTTCGGCATTCCAAGAAAGATGGGTCACGGCGGTTTCTCGTGCTGGACGCGCTGCATGAAGGGAGACCCATCGGCGTGGCGTGAGATGCTTCGATATAACAAGAGGGACGTCACGATTCTCGAGCAGTTGTACCTCAAGATCCGTCCATGGATGGTCAGCCACCCGAACATGGCGATGGACCGCCCCGGCGACACTTGCCCTAAGTGTGGGGCCGGTGGTCCGGGCGTGCTGAAGTGGGAGGGCTGGTACAGGAACAAAACGACCAAGTACCATGCGTTCTCCTGTACTGAGTGTGGTGGATGGGGCCGCGATACCAAGAACGTCCAAGAGATTAAGCCGAGGGTGGGCGTCTAGGCTTATGGCAGACGAAACACCAACGTGCGATCTTTGCGGATCTCCCATGTCGACTCGGGCGTGCAAGCTCGTCTGCGACAACTGCGGATTTAAACGGGACTGCTCAGACCCATGAGCCCTAAGATCGGCCTGATCGCCACCATCAACAACTCCGGCCTCGGACAGATGGCGAAGCAGTTTCACCGAAATGTCGACGTCTACATGCACTTTGTGATCCCACATCACGAGAAGGGCACCGATCTCGAGTTTGTGCGGGGTGATTATATCGTCGCCGACCAGTGGGACGCCTCGCTCGACGCCAACTTTCGTAGATTCCTTGCTTCTAAGCCGGATATCGCGGTCATATTCGAGTACCCGTACAACTGGCACTTCCTTCCGCAGCTAAAGGCCGCTGGCATCAAGATTGTGTGGTTTCCGATGATCGACAGCGTTGGTACGCCGTGGATTCGCAAGTCGGGGTACATCGGCTTAATTGATTTGTTCGTTTCCCCGTCGCAGTACTGCCACAATACCCTGACACAAGAGGGATTGCCGTCGGTCTACTTGCCGTGGCCGATTGACACTGAGTACTTCGCTTTCACCCCGCGCGGGGTCGACCGCCCTCTAACTTTCCTGCACAACATAGGCCACGGCGGCGATGGCATGCGCAAGGGGTGGGATTTTGTGTTTCAGGCTTGGCGCCGAATTGATCAGTCTGGGTGCCGTTTGATTGTGCACTCGCAAATCCCAGTAGACCCGGGCCTGCTGCGCAATGTAGACTTTCGCCTTGGTAACTTTCCTCAGGCCGTTGACCTCTATAAAGAGGGCGACGTTTACCTGTCTCCATCTCGGCGCGAGGGGCTTGGTCTTCCCTTCCGTGAGGCGATGTCGTGTGGCATTCCCGTTATCGGTTCCAACATACCGCCACTGAACGAGGTTATTCCCGACGTCGATTG